GCCATGATCTGTAATATGCTTTACGATTGTTCAGAGGTGGCATAATGAAGGATCTAAAAATCGGAACTATCAATGGGATCATGGCGGCATTAGCTGTCATGGTTCCGATCTGGATTATATCCAGTTCATTCAACGGATCTATATTAGGGACGGCCGCAATTTTTATATGCGGAGCTGTCTTTGGTATTTGTTTCTTGATCTTCTGTAGAGGAGACGAAGTATGAAAAAAGAAATGATTGAATATGATCTAATTAAAAATATTATGAGTAAAGATTTTATTAATTTTTTAAGACAATACAGTAAGCCTTTAGAAAAAATAAATGGGGTTTGGCATTTACCAGTATTTTGGATTAATCAGTTTGAAAGAACTAAAGACGAAGCATGATGCCTTTACAAACTCCAGGCGGGATAGTATCATTCGCCTTGTCTATATCCATAGACTTTAAGTTCTCCAAAACTTAGATACACTGAAGGGGGCCGCAAGGCCCTCTTTTTTTATGTCTGATTTTTTTTTTACGCAATGGATCGCAAATTCTTTAGGACGCACAAGCTCGCAAAAGATCATATCCGATTTTTTAGCTGGCTCGCAAAAAGTTATGATCCATTAACACACCACAGGACGCAAAAATTTTGGCAATGTGTGGGTAAGATGTGGTTTTTGAGAATAATAAGTGTTTATCTAATGTTTTTTTTATCTTCTGTTATCTTATAAAGTGTGTGTATATAGTTGAAAATGTGTGCAATAAGAGTATAATTAGTGAGTATCATAAATAAAAAGGAGAACAAATATGACACGATTAAAATTTAATTCTAACAAGTCTTTAGTCAAGCTGGCTAAGGAAACTATCAAAGCTAGTAATTTCCAAGTAGCTTATAGAGATAAATACACAACAGATAAATCTTTCTATCTTGTAAAAGATGATGGTATTTATTTAATGAACGCTTATCAAACACCAAAAGATAAGACACCAAAAACTAATAGCACAGTTGTCTATGCTAGTGGATTCAATCCTAAATATAACAAAGATGTTTGGGAAGATTCATATCTAGTAAGTAGAGATGACTTTGCTTTCAACTTACATTTAGAAGATGACCAACTAGAAAGAATTGCCAATGGTGGTTCTATTGAAGTTGGTTTAAGTGAAGATGAATATTCAGTGAGGGCGTAATGGATATAACTAAACAAGACTTAAAAGAATTTGTTGTGAGAAGAATCACAACCATAGTAGAGGAAACAGTTGTCATGGCTACTAATTGGGAACAAGCAGAAGATTTAGCCATTGATAATTGTGATGATATTAAATGGGAACATATAAGCGACCATGAAACTATAGACGCTGAGGAGGTGTAGCAATGGGACTAACTTTAGTAAACGAAATGCCAAAGGCAAAGAAGAAATACACAAGAGATGAATTAGAAGTAGGGTTTAAAAGGTTTAACAAACTTGCACAGAAACTCTACAAGCTAAACAATTTAGGAAAAAAATCTGAACCATGGCATTGGAAAGATGAACAAGAAGCAATAATCATGAAGAAAGATTTTGACCTAATGGACGAAGCAGTTGGTTATTTTTGTGGTAGCCACTTAGAAGTCGAAGAAAAAATAACACCATATAGACTGCATGTTTACAGTGCAGGATATTGGATAAATATAGGAGCATAGAATGGATATAGAACATTCAAAACTTGAAAGCATACATTGTGCATTACAAGAACTACAACAGGAGTTTAATATTCCTAATGATCATGAGCATTTAGAAAATGCTTTTAAATTTACAGAAGATTTAAGAGAGAAATATTTAAAGGAGCAAGACTAATGATTGAAGAACTACTAGATAAATACCATGTAGACGATTTTGATGATCTATTAATTGAGATTATCAAACAAATGCAAGAACAAAAAGAAACTAGGGAGCAAGACTAATGAATACATATATATTAAAAATAAGGGGTGGCTTGGAGTTCGATATTCAAGCCAAAGACTTACTTGATCTACACTCGCAAATTAATCTTACCTTTATGAATGAGCTGGGTTATTACCTAGATGATTTCATAAGCATAGAACTAAAGAAGCCAAACATGATAAGCGTATGCGAAGAATGTAGGACGCAATCATGGACTATGGAAGATGTGAATGGTCAACCAATTACTAACCATGCAGGAAAGGACGCATACTGTTTTAAGTGTGATGACTTTGCCCATGTCATTGAGATAGAGGAGGTAGTCAATGGATAGAAGCAATATAAAAGTATTGGTTGCTTGTGAGTATAGTGGAACAGTAAGGGACGCATTCCTTGAACTAGGTTTTGACGCTTGGTCTTGCGACATACTACCATGCGAAAGCGATATACAAGATAGACACTATGAGGGAGATGTCTTTGACATCTTGGATCAAGGTTGGGACTTGATGATAGGACACCCACCATGTACTCATCTATCTGTTAGTGGAGCAAGGTGGTTTACTGAGGGTAAGAAACCAATGTATTTAAGAGATGAGGCTATTGAGTTTGTTCAGAAACTTATGGACGCACCAATCAAACACATAGCCATTGAGAATCCAGTTAGTGTTATCTCATCTTACATAAGGAAATCAGATCAAACGATTAACCCTTATCAGTTTGGACACAAAGAATACAAACGCACTTGCTTATGGCTAAAAGATTTACCCAAGCTGACTGAAACAGATAATGTTAAGGAAGCTACTGACAAACTACACCCTAAAGAAAAGCATAGGATTTGGTGGATAGGTAGTGGCAAGGGTAAAGAAAGGAGTATGTTCTACACAGGCATTGCTAAGGCCATGGCTGATCAATGGGGAACATACATAGAACAAAGTATCAACAAGGAGAATGACTAATGAGTTATAAAGAATGGGACAATTTTATTATGAGCATAGATAATGAAATTGATAAAAAAGTAATGGGCGAGGGTATTTATCTTGCTACTGATAGTGGCGAGGGTTTGGGTTATTGGAACTCTTTAGTATTAAATGCGTTAGTAAATGAAATAGAAAAAGGCAATTTAGTTTTAAACGACTACAGCAAAGAAGATTTACGCAAGAGAGTTGAGGAATCTTATGCAGATTCCGATAGAGATTATTCTTTAAATGAACAAACTAAAACATTTATTAAAGAGGTATCTAATGACAGAACATGATCTAAAAGTAGAACGACAACGAACACTTATCAAGCTGGAGAAGTGGCGTAAAGAAATCAAGATGATCCTTGACGAAAAGAAAGATCCTGAAAAACCTTGGCAGTTTACCATTACATACAATGATGATAGCCAAGTAATTGAATGGTCTAACTCTAATCATAAGCAGCATATTCCTAGCCCACATAGTGAGGAAGATCTTATTGACATGATGAAAGGAGATGAACACGAAAGGCAAAGAAAATTATTTAACCAAAAAAGGAGAGAGAACAATGGGATTTAAAATAGAAAAAGATGTGCCACTAAAGAAAGCAAACTTTAGAACACCATTTACACAAGCACTCGATAAACTTTTAATCGGAGATACGATTACAGGTTTAAGTAGAGATGAGGTCTACAAATACAGATCAAACTTCTACACAGCACACTTCAAGGATCGCAAGTTCCAATTCTGGAAGGACGCAACATCTAAAAGATATTGTGTGCAAAGGGTAAGCTAATGACATTCGAAAAAGGCATGGCTAAGTTGAAAAACTTAGTCAGCTCCTTAGAAAAAGAAAACATATCCCTCGAAGAATCAATCCAATCTTTTGAAGAAGGAACTAAGGTCGCAAAGTATTGCGAACGCAAGTTACAGGCCGCAGAAGATAGAGTCAAAGCTATTCTTGATCAGTCTGATCTTCAATAAGATCCTTATCATCTTCTACAGTTTCCGAAGTACCCAAGATAATCTGATTCTCTAACACCAACTCTTTCAATCTATTCTCTAGCTGATCCCTACTCATGTTATCTATCTTATGAATCTTCAACTCTTTCCTATCTACCATAAGCCCAGCAAGTTTAGCTCTTGCAATCTCTGCTGTGACCGCAGGCCCATAACTTCCATCGGCTAATGCAACATCTCTTATCTCACCTAACTTAGTTGCTATGCCTTCAAAAGTAATTTCATTCTTAGCTCTTTGCACAGCTTTGAGTTCCATGATCTTCTCTTGCACATGAGCATACTGCTGATCACTCAACAATCTCGTTGCCGCAACCCCTGGATTTTCATAGCCCGCAAGATGAGCACACTTCGTCTGCTTATAATCTTGATACACCATAAGGTCGACAAATGTTTCCTGTTTTTTTGTTAATTTTTTTTTCTCTTCCATGTCTATATTCTAACAAGATTTCTACTAGAGAATACTATCTCTCCTAAGTAAAGGTGTATGTTAATACACACCTTTCTATAGTTCTCTATAGAGATGCACGTACGCACAACCGCACGTACCAGTAAAACTAGGGCTTTCAGAGGTGCATGTGCGTATGTGCAGGCATGTGCAACTGCACAACCGCACAGACACCTAAATCGCATAGGAATGCACGTTTCAGAGGGGGGTGTGCAATTCGCCATTTCTCCATTGCACGTACGTTTTTGTATATTTTTTGTACAACCAGGATCATTTTTATTATGGGACATTTGTTTCTTTTTCTCTCCTTTATCTCTATTCTTACCAAAGATTCTATCAAAGTTCTCATTAAATTTATCACGATCTCTAGTACGATCACGACTACCTTTTCCACCATGCCATTCAGTCATTGTCTCTCTCCTTAATTATATTTATATCTGTAAACATGTTTGTCAATCTCTTCACTGCTATCTCTATATAATCATCACTGAGCTCACATAAAACTGTGTCTCTAGCATGAGCATTGGATACCTCTGCTGTTGTGCCACTACCACCAAAAGGATCTAATACTGTGCCACCTTCAGGACAACCAGCTAATACACACGGCTCGATCAAGTCTGGAGGAAAGGTTGCAAAGTGAGCTTCGGCAAAAGGCTTTGTTGCTACAGTCCATACTGATCTTTTGTTTCTCTTTTCATAAGCTCCCATGTCTTTAAAGCCACCTCTTACATCGAATCCATCTATGCCTTCAGTTGACTTGCCTACATTCTTTGCACTGTTAGGCTTACCTCTTTCTCCTTTGGAGTTGACTGTCACTGATTCTTCTTTGAT